GTAAATCCCATCTACGCTTGCTGAGGATTTAGCCCGTACCCCATAACGCGTATGGGGGGTGTTATGTGCTATTTGTCCGATTTGCGTGAATTACACTTGCGACAAAGAACTTGAATGTTTGACCAAACGCTTAATCCACCATCAGCTAACGGTTGGATGTGATCAGCGGTCAAATCTTTTGTGGTCTTACAAATAGAACACCAAGGTTGGGCTTCTCTTGCTGCCTTAGATAACTTTCGCCATTCAGCATCGTAGCCACGATCTAATCTTGACGGGCGTTTGCGTTCGCGTAATCGCGCACAACTAAGGCACCGGGTAGCCCGCACAACAACACCACAATCAACGCACGGTCTAGATAGCATCATCACTCTTTAATAAATAATTAACTGCTTCATTCAAACTATTGATGTTGTCTTTGAAGTAACCAAGACCAACATTGCATCTCATACATAGCAGCCCACGCACTCGATCTGTTGCGTGGTTGTGATCAACTGCTAATCCGTTCTTGCTTTCCTCAGCATTGACACCACATATAGCGCACGAATAGTTTTGCGCTTGGAGTAACGCTTCATAATCTTCTTTCGGAATATCAGTAATGTTGCGATGCTTACTGCGACAATCACGGCAAACATCGTAGCGACCATCAGGAGTGCGCTTATCATTGTGGAAAGCATCTAAGCCTTTATTCTCTAAACAATTGCGACAACGCTTTGTCTTATTCGTCATCTCTGTCGAAGTCACCAATAGGTTCGGGCATTGATGAGTAGAGTGAGTAAGCGTTAAGAGATGATGTTGAAGCGCGTGATAACAATGTTTCAATAGCATCAAATGAAATCGCTTGGTCGGTGCTTACCTCGGTGCATACATCACCGATTGAAACGCTAATCATTATCATCTGCTTAACTCCAATCGGCTATCAAGTAAGTCATCAATAAACTTATCAACTAAGTGTTTCTTGCTATCAATTGTTGTTTTGCGTGAGGCAATGGCGTGAGCTAAGGCTTCATCTATCTCTGCAATGGTTTCGGTTTCGTTATCCATATCATTCCTGTAAATGAAAAAACCTCACCTGTTGGATAACGGTGAGGGTAGTGAGTAGATAGCGATTCCTGTTACACATAGTGTAAGGCATAAAATTGAACCAACTGTCAAGTTTAGTTGGTTTTATCTCTCATCTTGATAATCGCTGCCAAGTCAAACAACTTACCCTTTTGCGGTATCTGATTGCCCTTGATGATCTTATACACCGCCCGCTGCGTAATGCCAAGCCATAAAGCAATTGCCTCAATGTCTAAATAGAACCGCCGATTGGGATTGCTCATCGCCAAGGCAATCAATCGAATAACACTCCAAGAGTTCTTGCACCCGTGACAGGTCACGCCCTTATCTAAATTCTCAACATCAATCACAACGAACTTCTTGCAATCATCAGTTGGGCAAGGGATGCGCCTTGGTTGCTCTTTGAATTGCTTGGCTGCTGCCATTCCTTTTGAATGTAGCTCTTTAACTTCATTCGCAAAGTCTTTCGCCCAATCCTGATTCACAATCCAATCAAGGTGAGCAATGTGGAATTGGCAGGTTGCCTCAACCTCTTTGGTTGTTGTTGATTGCTTGACCATCAGCGCCGGTGGAGTCAATTGCCTTTCCGTTCTAATGATCTGCTCCCAACCGTGAAGGATGGCGATTAACTCAGTTGCCATTGAGAAATCCAACGCACTCACATTGATTCCAATTGAACGCTCGGTTGATGGCGAGCCTGAACCTGCTCTGCTTGGCATTAGGTATTCGCCCGCCTTAACCTGAAGGGCAGGCAACTCAATCAATTGGGATTGTAGGTTGAATCGGCAGGTGAAGCAGGCACCCTCATTGCGAGATGGTCGAAGGCAGATGTTGCAGGTTAGTTGTTCGGTTTCCACTAGAACGGTATCCCATCGGTTGAAGTAGCTGATTTGGGTGGCAATCCACCATTTTCAAAATAATCGGGCATCTCTTGAGCAAATAGCCCGAAGTCACGGCATTGATGCTCGGCAAGCACAATGGGATTCTTTGCCCACATCCTTGCCCCGACCCTTGGCGTTGCCTCAAAGGTTCGCCCTAATCGGTGGATTTGGTAGGTTCGCAACCCGCCAACTTTGGCTGTAATCTCGGCTAACAAGTTGAGTGGGGTCGGGTCAAGTTTCGTTGGAACTGCGGTAGAGCTGTAACCAAACCAAATGAGGTTCCCGCAATTTCGGCAATCAATGGCAGAAAATAGATATTGACTCAATTGTTCGTTCCTGTACCGATAATGATGGTGTTCCTCTTTCCGTATATATACATATACGGAACGGAACGAACACCGATCACGCTCATTTCTGCCTGTGTTCCCTTTTTGAAAAAGGAACACAAAAGGAACGGAACGAACACCTAGTTTGCCCCCAAATAAGAGATTTTGGCATCAACAAAGTTAAAATGATCTTTGCCGATCTCTGAAATGTAGAGAACAAATGACCTCTCATTGCCCCTGTTTTCTATCCATCCACCTGCTACCAAATCGCCAATGATGCCGCCAATGGACTCCTTAGAACCTGCCACGCCATCCTGAACCATTCGGCGGGTGCTGCCAGGGTGATTGTGGATGAACTCAGCTACCTCTTTGAGTTTCTTAAATTCCTTATTGGCCTCGGCTTCATCTTCCCTAAGTGGTACGCCAATGACATATTCCATTTGCTGGCGAGTTGAGTCAATGGTGAAGATAGCCGCATCCTGCATACGATCTTTGCCCTTTTGTGGCCCCGCCTTGCTGCGCACATCGCCAATTCGATCTTTAGTCACTCGCAGGGCAATGGTGCCGATCTTGCCGGGGGCTAACAATTCGATTGGCTCGCATAGGTAGGCAGCTCCATCAATCGTTGCCAACTTACTTTGCCCGCCGATGGCAAACCGCCCGCGTGTTTCTGCGTTCTTTGTAATGTGGTCAATCAGCACAACGGCTGCGCCTGAGGCTTTTGACACCGTTCTTGGAAATACTCGCATCCAACGGGTGATTTCGTCATTGTCTTTAGTCTGCCCGCCCCACATTGTCAGGGCTTCGGTTACGCCATCAATAATGACTAAATCCGACCTGTTAGGTTCAAGAATATCTTGCCAATATGGGTCATTTACATCTCTTGGGCCGTCAGGTCGAATATAGGAGAAGTATTGCAAGAGGTTGGCGCGACTCACGCCTAAGGTTTTGAGGCGGTTTACAATGTCAATTGGGTCAGATTCAAAGTCAATATAGATGACTTTCTTATCAATCTTTAACAGTTCAGCGGTAGCAATTTGAGCAATCCAAGACTTTCCCGACTCAGATTCACCATAAAATGAGTGAACCTTGCCAGGATAAATCAACCCTGCGCCGTCACTTCGCTTTAAGATTGTGGCTGTCGGCATTTGAAATAAGCCATCAAAGTAATCCTTTAGGGCGATTGGCTTCCAACTTGACTCATCATCGCTTAAATCGGCGGTGGTGACTTGTGAAGGGGCTTCAATGGCATTTGTTGCCAATAAATTATTGGTAGGTTGTAGCTCTTTGAGTTCTGTTGCCCCGTAGCCAAGATTTCTTAATTGTAAGGCAGCCTGCTTGAAATCCCCATTGGTGTTCAGGTGAGCGTAAGCGGCAAACTTTGAATAGGAACTTTCAGCTTCAAAGATAGTTGAGGTTGAGAAAACAAAGAGTTTGTCATTGCCGTTGAAATTGGTGGTAGCAGAGATTCCTTCGTTCTTATTCGGTCTGCGCCAAACTGTTGCCTCACCTTTTTGATAAACCTTTGACCAACCAAGGGGCAGCAAGATTTCATCCCAAGTGGTGCGGGCGTTGTAATCATCGCCAGGGCTTAGAGTGCCATCGTGCTTGGCAACTACATCTGCCTGAATAACTTGCGCTTTTGGCATCTCATCAAACATTGCAAAGATTTGGTGCAATGCTGCTCTTTCCTGCATCGTGATCTTTGGGATTGACTCAATTGAACCGCCGATTAGTGTCCAATTGCCACCGTTGGGGTGAGTCAAACCGCCTGATGGCGCGGTGATTGTGAACCCGCCTTCGCTTCGCGTTTCGGCAAACACATCCACGCCGCCGTTTTCGCCAGGCTTTCGCGCTAACTTAGTGTTGCCAGGGATTTCTCCATCAATTACTCGGTAGAGCCAATGTAATCCGCCTGATGGTGTTATCTCAACATATCCCGCATTTAGGCGCTGCCAAAGTTCGCCTAAGCCTGAGTTGTTGGCAATCTCAGCAATATCAAGGTGCATCTTTTGTGATACTGCTCGACCTTCAAGCTCTAGCATCTCAAGGTTGCCTGATACCTTGCCCGTGATTACACCGATGCCATCAACATCGTGCTTAAACCAAAGCAATAACTCATCGGCAGTTGGCAGTTGCTCTTGGTATTTCTGCCAAGATAGGGCAGGGCGCTTGCTTCCGTCATTTGCGACAGGAACAACGCTAATGCCTTCAGCTAAAAAGCGAAGTGCGGTGGTTAGGGTTGCGTTATTCATCTAGTGCCCCCTTTGGATACGGCAAAACCTGGTAACGCAATTTTTCTAATAATTCTAATTTTCGTTTCCCCCTGGCATTGAAATAAATGTAACGATGCTTTCTTGAGCGTTCCTTGAAGTAAACATTATCTTTGCCAAATTTCTCAACTACTTGTTTATTGGTCAAACCGTTGGCATAGGTTGCGTGGTGCTGATTCTCTAAACCTTTGACCTTTGGGTCAAGAAACTTGGCGCTTAACCCCGTGTAAATGAAATTAGTTGCCTGGTAAACAACTCCAATGTGAGCTTGAGAGCTGTCAGCGTAAGAAACAATGATTTCCCTATCTAATCGCTTAATTGTTCTGCCAATTAGGTAACTTTCACCGTTTTTTGGGATTGAATCATCAACCCATAAGCGGTTTAGTTCATAAACATTGAACTTTTCGCTTTCTCCGCAAATACCTTTTAGCAATGTTGAACTTGGGCTTACGCCGTAAGTTACAACGCCAACTGGCATCAAACTTGAATAATTGAACAACCCAAAAGCAAAACTAACAGGGCATTTTCGGTGCAGATAGTGTTTTTCAACAACAATATCCATTGCCAAGCTGTAAGAAATTGGCTCAATCCAATAATTTTGGAGCGATGAGGTCGGAATTGAACCGCCATTTGCAGGTTGGAATACCTGCCGTGTTTCCATTACACCATCACCGCAAGTTGCCAACATTATCCTTTTACCATTCCAGTGCCATCCAAAAGATGCCAAAGTCAATTGATAGTGTCCATTTATCAATTACAAATCCCAAGCCAAAACCTTTCCGCGTTCCAAACGCTAAATAAAAACCATCGCTGATTTTGATTTCTTTTACCATTAGTCTTTCCCCCAACCCGTTCCCTTAAAATGAACGGCAGGTGCCGCCCAAACCCGTTCCATCGCTATCTCGCAATTGCTGCATTTATATTCAATCTCAGCTTCATCAACCTTGCGAAAAATTGGCATTACCACTTCGCACTTTGGGCATTTGTAATCAATGATTGGCAAGGTAGCCTTCTTTCTTTAATATAGCAACGATCACCTTCGCCATTCGCCAGGGCGTATCAGGCAAAGATTCTTCATAAGATTTCCAAAGCGCAAAGGCGATGGCACCCTCAAGGCTATCGCGGCTCAAAGTCTAACTCGCCTTCTTTATCTTTAAGGGCAAATTCAATCCGCGCCTTAGCAATTGGCAAGTATTCGGGAGTTAGCTCAATTCCAACAAAGTTAAATCCTTCATACATCGCAGCTTTGCCGGTCGAACCTGAACCAAGGAACGGGTCAAGCACAATGCCATTTGGCGGTGTTACAAGGCGCACTAGGTACTGCATCAGCGTTGTTGGTTTAACGGTTGGGTGATAATTTTGTTTTATCGGGTTGCGATCTTTGAACATTCCTTCACCCGCGTTGCCTAACCCGTGATCATATCCATAACCACTTGAACGCTTAACCTCAAACCCATCAAGCCCCTCATTGCGATCTTTCTTGCTTGCCTTCGCGCAATAAAAGAATCGGGCGGCGCTGCCGCTGTCATTGAAACCTAATCGCACTTCAGGAAAAGTTGTTGCAGATTTATTGAGTGCATTTCCGCCATAAACATTTACATTTGCACCACTCTTTTGCGTTGCCATTCCCTTGCTATCAGGAAACAAAGCCACAACCTCATCGCTGCCATCGTGAATGAAGTTGGCAGGGAAGCGGCCTGTTGCTTGCGACATTTCACCATTGCGACCTTCGCCTGTTCCAAATCCATAAGTCACGCGCTCTTTGACACCTAATGATGGTTGCGGAACTGATGGGGGTACGCCTTCAATCCGCGACCCGTCAATGTTCAACCCGCCAGTGCCAAAGGTCAAAACATTATTGGCAACGGTGCCAATCAACGGCTTACGCGCTAGAACCATTGGTTCGTGCGCGGGCTTGAGTGCGGTGCCCCAGCCTTGCCATTGCTTCGCGGCGGCGGTTGCGGGGGCGGTGATGTTTATTTCATTTGTACCTGAACCGAAATCAGTTCCACCTTCACCATTTTCAATTCCTGAAACTTTGCCACTCATTGCTGCGCCTGTGATTCGAGTGCCAACAACCTCACGCACCGCACCCGCTTGCTTATCAATCGCCTTGCTTACATCGTGCGACTTAGGAAATCCTGACCCGTAAACCCACATAATCTGATCACGAATTTCAAAGCCCGCATCTTCAATCGCAACTGCCATTCGGTGATAAGTGCGCGACCCTGAAAAGGCAATTAAGTGACCGCCGGGCTTTAGAACACGCAACGCCTCTTGCCAAACTTCCACATTAAAAGCAATGCCTGATGAATCCCAACTCTTACCCATAAAACCAAGCTCATAAGGTGGGTCGGTGACGATGGAATCAATTGAATCAGCTTCCATTGTTTTCATTACCTCAAGGCAGTTGCCTTCAAATAAATTAAAGCGTTCGTTCACATTCTCCCCCTTTGTTTTGTAGCCGTGAAATGGTTGGAATCGAACCAACTGAAGGCGCTTCCCCCCGCCAACGCAAACCTGCCATTTCGTTCCCCGCCAACAACGATGAAACGGGGAGATTTAGTCTATTGCTTTTGTGCGCCTAATTGTGCCAAGAGTGCAGCAACTTCAGGTGTAATTCCTGCGGGTGAATCAACCACCGCAGGGGCAGGGGTATTCGCCCCGCCAATAAAGGCATTTGCCTTAGCTACTGCCGCGACATCGCCTGTTGCATCATTTAGAATCCAAGGCGCAGACTTACCTGGCTTGGCAACGCCTTGCCCGATGCGAGCTAGAACTTTTTGCCCAACCTTTGCCTTGAGTGCGTTCTTTAGTGCGACATTGAAGAACAAAACATTGTTATAGGTTTTGTTATTGTCAAGATCAACAAGATTGACTTCAATTGCATCGGTTTCGCCGTGAACTGTTTGGATTCCAACTTTGTATTCAATTGGTTCGATGATTAGTAAAGCTCCCGCAAGGTCAGCAACTTTGACACTTTCGGTGGAACTGCTTGGTGCGCTGAATGTCATTTGACATCCCCCGTTTCTGTTTGGGTGTTACTTTGGTTTTGTTGGTTTTCCAACTCTATTGGTGGCTGAAGTTCAGCCAGTTCTTTCGCTATGTCATTGATTGTTTTTGCGGGAATCCCGCAGGCGCAACCATCGGTGCAGCACATCATTTGGCTTCCGTATCTCCATTACAGGCAACCGATAAATCGGTGCTGAATGGTCTGAAGTAGGGGCAATAATTACAATTCCGCGATGGCACCGCAGGAATAACTGCCCACATCGTAGGTGACTTCTCAACATCAACTGTTGAAAGTAATTCATAAACATTATCTAGCCGTTGGAGTGCGCCTATGGCAATTTGCTCATCGTAAGGGTGAAGTTCCAAATACATATCCGATATTTGACCGCCCGTTGGGAGAAAGGCAAGCCCAACTTGCTTAACTTCGTGACCCTCTTGCGCCTTGCCATAGGCGTACAACATAACCTGAATTATCTGTTGTTGGCTCGCACCGCTATTGCGCTTCTCCTTCACATTAGCGGGTGAGGTTGTTTTCCAATCAATGACAATTCCGTTTTCCTTATCGTAGAGATCAACTGTCCCGGCAAGATTGACACGAATCTTAACCTTGCTCTCGACCTCAAAGCGATCAGGAAACTTTGCAAAGATGCCCTCTAAGTGAGAATGAATAGCAGTTCCAACTTGAGCTGCCCAATTGCCCCCACTTGATTCATTCACCTTTTCCCAATCAAGTAATTTATAGGCTAACTTGCGGGTACATTCTTGCCCCACTTCACTAGGGCCAATGTAAACCTGCTGCGAACGGGGCGAGAAAATACCCGCTTGCGTAATAATCTCGCCCAATTCGATTGCAAGCGCCTTACTTGGAGTGTTCAAAGGTGAAAAGGTCATCGCTTATTCATCATCTCTAACAACGGTGAATCGGCGGGTAGTTGAAACTACTTCAAGCAAATCAATTACTTGAGCAGGCAGGATTTCTCGCGCCCGCTTGGTATCAAATCGCTTTGATTCAACAACCGACCATCTGACAACAGGGCGATTGCCAAACATTCCAACCTGAGAATCGCCAAGGGCAGATTCTAAGTGTGAACGGGCAATGTCAGCTACCTCTTGCCATTCCTTAATCTTTGCCAACGCTGACTTGTATTGCTCAAGCCACGCATTTGCATCGGCATCAAAATCAACGATGCCTTTTTCTATTTCAACGGTCACTTTAACCCCCAAAGTTTTTAGTACCATCTTTTTTGTTTGAAATGTTGCCAGGCAGCGCAGGGGCCACCTGAACCATATTTTCTGCCGATGTAAGCAAGGGCAGCAACGGTTTGGGCTACTTCGGATTTACTCCGCTTCATCCCAAGGTTTTTAATAGTTGAATCTAACAACTGGCCCACCCCTTCGGCTGAGCTGTGAGGATTCTTTTTGTTCATCCACGCGCTTTCTTTGCCCATAAGCAAACTAAAACACCTGAAATCTTTTTTGGTAAGTAACTCGCGGGCGAGTTCCTTATGATCAACCTGCATCAGAATCGGGCGTTCTTTGTAAATGACCAATTCAGGAATGGCAGGTGTTGGATTTATTGCTTGAACCAATAGTGAAGTCACCGTGCTAACCACCAAGATAAGGGCGATTCGGTTGATGACTCTTTTTGTGTTTGGTTTGATTGGATTGCTCCTTCTCTAGCCGCCATTTCAACTTGAGACGCAATTTTGTAAACATATTGCGATGAACACTCAAGGGTGATGGCGATTTCGTTGGCGCTTTTGTTCTCAGATAACATTTGGCGAATTAACATCGCTTTATTTGTCAGCTTAATCTTTCGACCTCTACGGTTGATTGATCGGCGTTGGTCTGCGGTGTAACCGCCCCAAAATCCGTAAACAATGCGTTTGTCAAGTGCGTACTCCAAACATTCCTCTCTATGGATACAACTCCCGCAGATTTGCTTGAGTCGGGGCAGGCGTTCTGCCTCATCACGCTTATTGTCCGGAAAGAAATAATCTTTATCGTCAATTTGCGCACATTTGGCTTCGGTAAACTTTGGGGAATCGCTGAATATGTCAAAGTTCATCTCCTTGTTCCGTAGCCTGCTTCTCGAAGTAAATTGGTGATTTGTTCTAGCGACATAATCGCCCACCAATTCGCGGTGTTGGTGACACCAACGCCGTTAGGTTTTACAACCAAAACGCCAAAGTCTGCTTTAGCGTTTTTGGTTTCCAACTCGGTTTCTTTTAACCAAGCAGGAATCTTATATGTTTTGTGATTCTTAACTTCCCAAGCCAAGGCAGGGGTGCCTGTTATATCGCCAAGATCAAGTGCGCCATTTAGCGCCCTTCTTTCGGCATATGGAAAACCGTTATCAATTAAGAATTTGACAACGGCAGTTTCCGCTGAGGTTCCCTTTGCTTTGGCTTTGGACATTAAATCTCGCCATCGTTATCAGCAAAAATGCCGACAATCGAAATGATGCTAATAATAATTACAACTAGAGCTAACCAAAACATTTGGCGTTTTCCTTTCCGTTCAAGGTCAAGGGTGACACACGCTACACCATAAACCTTTGCGCGACACGCTAACGGCTAAATTGAATCTCAACCTGAAATGGTGCGCCTGTGTTTACATCAAACTTAGCTGAGAGTTCAAGGGCAGATTTGATGGCGTTGGTGGCGGTGTCAATGTTCATTGTTTCGCCTACTGCTTCGCCGTAAACATCTGCCATTGAAGTCAGATAGCCAAGGGCGTACGCGCTACCCGACCCGATGCCGTAGGTGAAATCTATTGATTGCGAAATGCCTAAATCATTGCCAATTTCAAAGATATTGCCATTGAAGGCAAGCAAGTAGGCAAAGCTCACGCCTTCTTTTTGGTAATCGTAGCCATTGTCTTTGAACGCCTTGATAATGCTTGGAATCACCTTTCGACCCATAAACCCAACAGGGTCGGTGCCATCGTAGGCAGGCGGTTTCCAATTATACATAAGCACATCGCCGGGGCGGCAATCTCCGCAGACCCCCAAAAGGTACTTGCCAACCTTGACGATTTTGGGCGTTGAAGGCGAAATGATGCGTTTGTCACCATCGGTGATTTGGCTGTCAGCTCCAAGGATGGCAAAGCCTTTGCCCTGGTAGCCTGCAATCGTGGTCATAGGGGCAATTCTACCCGTTTGAGGGGTATTTGTGGGGTGGGTAACAGGCGGGAGCAGGTTGGAAATAGGGCAAAAATAATTGCCAAAAATGCTTGGGCGTGTCTTGACACTATGTATAGACAGGTGCTAGATTTGCCTTATTGGAAAACGAACGGGTTTCCAAGAAACGGAAAAGAAATGAATCTCTTTCAAATCAATCGTGGCAAGTTCATTAGCACAAATGAAGAATTCCGCATTGAATACTTTATTTACAAAGGTGGCAAGTCAGAGTGGGTAATTTCTCGCAAGAATAATGACGGAAAGTATTTTTCAGCAGTAGCAGGCGCACCAACACTTGCAGATGCAAAAGCAAAGTATTTTGAAATTGTTAAGGCGGTTGCATAATGACAAAGCTATCAGGAACATTTTTAGCAGATTGGGAACCTGCTTCCGAAACTTTATATTCGGAAGCAGAACAAGGCGTTGCAGATATTGCTTACATTGCTTTAATTAACAAAATTGATAATGCTCCAAAAACAAAAAGCGGCAAATTTGGTTTTGTTGTTTCAGTTGAACTTACCGAATACGAAATTGAATTACTAAGAAATGAGGCTAAGTATCGAATGGAATTTTGGTCACTTATTTATCAAGACTACAAATCAGATATTGATAAAAATGCTCATAAAGCAGCTAAGAAATTATTTCTTGAACTTGGCGGTGTCATTACACAAAAGATGGCAGATCAAATGGGAATTAAGGTGGTTGCATAATGTTGCACTATTGCACTTGCCTAACTTGCGGCTCTAAGTTTGATGCCGTTGCCAAATTACACGAATGTTTCAATTGCTACGAAATAAGAATGGGGTGGAAAGAAATGACTATTTACTACTGTGTGTTTTGCGATAACAAGGTTGGCAATGAGAAAGTCTGCCTGAACTGTAACGAATATAAAGGCGTTGTCACCGAAGCTGAGTTCAATCAATTCCAACTAGATTATCCGCGTGCAATATGAGCGCAATGAAATCGCTTTACCTTGACCTAACAACAGGCGTTGCCGAAATCAATCAAACTCTTGAGCAGGCATTTGACCTACAAAACGCCACCTTTGAAACAATAGATTTGGCACTTTGCCAATCAATCATCAATCTAGTTGAGATGCGAAATATGTTAAAAGAAATGGGAGCAGTAAAATGAGAATGACCCGCAAATGGCGTTTAGTCAGAACCGCCTTCATCATCGTTGGCGTTTGGTTAGTAATTGAGATCGCGCAAAACCTTTGGTGGACATCTGAAGGTTACTGTTGGGGCGATGCCCTCAAGTGCGTAGGTGGTCTGTAATGGTTACCCCGCAACGCTCAATTCGAATCAATGAAGAACTATGGCGCAAAGCCAAAGAGAAAGCTGAAAGCGAAGGCAAGAACATAAGCGAAGTGATTGTTGCTTACTTAAAAGATTATGCCTAGTAAAAGGCGAAAGAACCCCCAACAGGAACGGCTGTTGGGGGTTCTTTCTTGGGGGTGCGGTGAACGCACTAAATCTGAAAACTTCGAGCAATTCCTTCTTCAAGCGAAATCTTTGGCGTAAACACTTTGAGCATATTAGTTGGCTCGCCAACTCGGAACATTACACCAACAGGCTTGGTTTCATCGGTAACAATCGGCACCCGATGCCCGCTAATATCCATCATCATCTCAGCAAGTTCAATAAAACTCACGGGAACGCCTGAACAAAGGTTCATAACTTGAACATCATTTTGCGCAGCTACTAAACTGCCCTCAACCACATCGTCAATATGAATGAAATCTCGAACCTGTTTGCCGCTGCCCCAAATCTTAAACTCTTTTTCTTGGTTCCAACAACGGCTGACAAATGACGGGAAAGGGTAATCTAAATCTTGGTCTTGACCATAGCCACTAAACGGGCGCAAGATAGTGACCTTCAAACCCTCGCGCCTTGCGTACATTGCCAACATCTCACCCGATAATTTTGCCCAACCGTAGCTGAAATCGGGGGTGCGGATTTGGCTTAAATCAATGTCTTTTTCTTCCAACATAATTGGCATTTCACCTGTCTGTAAGTAAACAGGATAAGCAGCCGATGAAGAATAATAAATGATTCTGTTCGGGCGGGTTCTAAGCGCCCATTGAAAGAGATCACTATCAATGGCAAGGTCGGTGGCAACTGCCAAGGGATTACCTTCGATGGTGGCTCTGCCGCCGACTACTGCCGCAAGGTGAATAACAAGGTCAAAGTGTGTGTCATCTTTAGCAAAGAAATCGCGGGCATCAATGCCGTTGGCAATGTCAATTCCCGTTATATCGTGTTGATCGCCAAAGGCGCGGTGATAAGCGCGACCTACAAAACCCGCGTTGCCGGTAATCAGAATCTTCATCTAAGCGCCTCAAGAAGTTGCTTATACATAAAAGAATTGATGAAGTTGTTGAAAGCATCTCTGTCTGCGGTGTAAACCTCAGCGGCATTAACGGTTTTGTAACCTTCATCCATCTCAGCTTTACCAATTAGCGGATGGCAATGCTCAATAATGATTTCAGGGCAATAGGTAATCTTGCCCAAATCAGTTCCAAGGCGTAGCCAAAAATTGTCAAGATAAAGGTGGCGCATATTAGGCGGCACCATCCCGCCAAGGGCGGTGACAATATCCGAAGTCATTGCAATCATTGTTGGTAAGCTCTGACCTTGGAAAAGGTCATTGCCGTAGGCAAGGGCAGGCGCATCTTGAAGTTTGCTGATCAACTTATCATCCCATTTGTGGGTTCGCGGTCTGTGATCATCGCCCATAAAACAAAGGTATTTGTAATGCTCGGCGTATTGTTTCGCCACTTCATTCAGCGGGAAAGCCATCCCGCGAGTGGTGTTTTCAATTAAAATGTAATCAATATCGGTGGCATCGTAGCCCGCAAATTCAAGGTCATCTTTATCAATGACAAATAACAAATCGGCAGTTGCTTGGGTGTCATTAAAGGCATCGCGCAACGCCTGCGCATTATGAGGCCGCCCGCGTGTGGGAACTATAACAAGAAGTTTATCCTTCACGATGGGCAATCTCGCCTGCAATGGCAAAGTAGGCAGCGCCATCAATAAAGGAATCAAGATGATCAGGTGACTCAATCAACCTGGCAACCTTGACCAATGCCAACATAATCGCGGCTTGGGAAGGTGTAATCTCAGATTCAAGATACACCGACCACAAAGCCGCGATTCGTTGATGATTTGTTAGCGGATCACCGTAGTTTTTATTTCGATCACCGTGAGTAAGGCGTGAAGCCTCTTTAAGAATATCCCCCCGAAGCATTGATTACTTAGAACCTTTGCCGAATTCTGATGCCTTTGGGTCAAGTGCTTTCAATACAGGGCCAGCAACTGCTGCCAAACCTGCGACAAAATAAGTCTTTAGTGGTTGATCAGGGCTTGCAAGGTATAGGGCAATAATTGATGCCGCAGCAGCTCGCAAATATGTTTTAACAATTGCTTCGAATTGAACCTTGTTCATTATGACTCCTTAAAGGTTGGCTTGCCGAATCCTACAATGTGAACCGGCAAAGAGGGTTTCAACTTGCCCCGATTCTTCTTCTTATATGCTCGCACCTTTTCGCAAACTTGACCACCATTGCGCTGATCGCCTTTTTTGTCGGGTGCGGTGTTGCCTTCAATTGTGGTGACGGTTCCATCAGCATTGACCTTAGTTACAATCCCAATATGTGAAATGCGGTCAATTCCATCGTGCGGGAAATCAAAGAACACGCAATCGCCAATTTCAGGTGTAGCTGACTCGGCATCTTGCCATTTATTGTTCTTTTGAAAGGCGGTTGCCCCTGCAAGTGTTGAAACACAATTAGGGATTTTCACGCCTACTTCTTTGAACACCCAATTAACAAAAGCACCGCACCAAGGTTGGTTTGTCTTTTGATACTTAGTTTGATTCTCTTTCGGGCCTTCAATCAGCCCTAATTCAGCCTTGGCTGTTTCTACGATTTGGTTTCTTTGGTTCATTTGCTGCCCCCGTAATTAGTATTTTGTAAATTTCCTCAACCTGGCGTTCAAGTCGAACAACTGAATCTTTTAGCGAACTGCCGGAATTCGGTTTCAATTCGCTTAGGTAATGCTTGACCATCCAACGCGTTGCGGTAGCAAATGCGCCAATAATGGTGCAGATAGCCACCGCCATTGTTAGATAATCTTGAGCTGTCATTTCGTAATCACCAACACCTGCATAGTGCCTGTTCCTGATGAAGTAATGCCATAGATAGGTGATTCGTGATTTTGGAGAACTATCTTGTCACCGTTATCCATTTGATACCCTGTTGATGTGGTTACATCGGCACCGCCAAGATAAGTTGTGTGCTTTGCGTGAAGGTTTACTTGTTCAGCGCCTGCATCTGCTGCGACTAACAATGTTGGTGAGGTTGTCACCGTCACTTGAGCTGAATAAATTGGCATTATTCTCCTAGATTATCCCCGAAAGATTTGGTTACTTTGTAAGTGCTGCGATTTCTTCGGCTGATAATCCAAGGGCAGATAACTTCGCCTGCGCCGATGCCTTAGCATCTGCCGCTGCTGCCTCTACCGCTTCGCGTTCAGCTTGGGCAGTTGCAGCGGCGATGGCATCTAGTTCGCGCTGTTGGATTTCTTCCGCAGTTAGCGGAACCTCGGTGACTTCGCCTGTTGCGCAGTTTACTTCGATCTTGATGTCTGACATTTGTTGCTCCTTATGCGTTTGAGATTCCGTAGAGGGTAAAGGTTGAGTATTGGTCAAAGTTGCCGCCTGTTGAAAATGTCAAAGAAGTAATTGCTGCGGTGCTAGACCAAAGACCAGCGGTCATTCCTTGATAAATTCCAGTAGCATTATTTTCATTAGCACCTTCAGAACTTATTGATTTGTAATTTGATGAAGCATAATTTGGAATATAAACCTCACCATTACCAAAAACGCTTGCTGTTGCACTACTCGCAGGAAGATAAAATAAATGATTGTAACCAAATGCCGCTTCAGTATAGCTAACAGCGCCGCCACCAGCATCGCCAAGCCATCTTAAAGTGTAGTTAGTTGATAATCCATTTGGCGCAAATACTAATCCAGCGAACGCACCACCAGCAGTTGCTCTTGCCGAAACTTTAACTAATAAATCAGTATAAGTCGCAGGGATACTTGAAAAAGTAACGGTAGAAACACCACCTGCTCCAACGGTGTTAGAAGCAATCTTTGTGTATGTAGGCATTTAGTTTCCCCTTATGCTGCGGCAATGCCGTAGAGATTGAATGTGCTGCCAGTAATCCAGTTGCCACCGATAGCGTTAACTACTACTTGGTTGATTGCTTCTGGTGTCTTACGCCACAAGCCAACGATTGCACTTGTGCCTACCGCAGCGTTATTAGAGCGACTCAATACTGTTTTGAAAGTAGTGGTGTTGGCGTAGTTCATAATGGAAACAATTAGATTAGATGCCGCTAATGTGGTTCCTGTAAAAGAGTTTTCATCTAAACGCATTCCAGTTTGAGATGTACGGCGTGTGCTTGATGCGGTACTACCATCACCAGCAACGGCAGTAATGCTGTAATTGCTAGTTGTATCACCATTAAATTGCATTGAAACATTTATATTTACACTACCACCGCCATTTATTACCAAAACTAAATCAGTAAATGTGGCAGGAATGCTTGAGAATGTTACGCTTGATGCGGCGGTTGCAAGTGTAACTGAACCACCTGTAATCCGTGTGTATGTGCTACCTGCTGGCATTATCGTTACCCCTTAATTCCGTATAAAGCCCAATGACTATTTGCTTGAATCGTTCCGGTGTTTGGGCTTATGGTGATTGAGTTAATTGCAGTAGTGTTCATCCACAATCCTGAAACAAATTCAACGCCACCTGAACCATTTGAATCTTGACCCGCTAAACCGCGCATAGTTTTATATTTATCTGTGTTTTGATAATCAAGAATGTCATAAACTCCGCCAGCAAATGTGCTAGTAGCATTTGGGATACCCCAAGAAGCAACGGTATAAATTTGATTTTGAGATGCTAGACCAGAAACAGAAGCAGAAGAACCATCGGCACTAATTCTGTGTCGCGCATAGTTTGCGCCATTATCACCGTTAAATGTCCAATAAAGTCCAGCAAGAGATGAACCTCTAGCAAACCAACGAATTTGCAAATGCTTATATGTTGATGGAATTGAACTAAACACAACAGTTGAAGTGGTTGTGTAAGGTGTTATTGTCGCAATGCTGTCAAAACTTGTTAGTTTGCCCGAAAGACTAGAGGCGATGATTCCTAAGTTTGGCATCAGGCAACATCGCCCGTCACTAACCAAGTGTCAGTTGCGATTTTGATGCAAGAAGCAACTGAATTGACCACTCGAAGTTTAGGCGCTGCTGAGGTCGCACCTGTTGAAAGAACAGTTGTTGTGCCTGAAGTTACGGCCTGAATTGTTGGCTGACCTGCGCCCGTAATCCAAGCAACATTTATTTGAGTTCCAACAGGATAGGCAACGCTTGCATTTGTTGGGATTGAAAGTGTCTGCGCTGAGGCGTTGTTTGATGTTACCAACTTGCCGTTATCAGCTAGAACAAAAGTGTAAGTTGTTGAAGTGTTGGCATTGATGCTCAAGTTCAACTTAGGGTCATTGATTGTTGGCGAAGTTAAAGTCTTATTTGTAAGTGTTTGGGCAGTTGTAAGGTCGGCAGTTACACCTGTGTCAATTGAAACTGTCACCGCGCCCGATGTGCCGCCACCGCTTAAACCTGTTCCTGCTGTCACGCCTGTAATATCGCCAGGGTTTGAAACATCTGCCCAAGCTGCGCCATCGTAGTATTGGAAAGCGTTTGTGCCTGTTAAGTAAGAGAACATTCCTTCAGAAAGAACACCTGAAAGGGCGGTTGTGCGAGCAGTAGAATCTGCAAACACCATAATAACCTGCTCTTGCAAGTAATTATTTACTTGCGCAGCCGTTAAAACATCTCCGGTATTGAATAAACGGTAGCCCGCACCTGCCATTGTTATCTCCTTGTTAGTAACTCAGGATGCCTGAGTCAAGTCTGCCTTGTGAAGTTGTGCTGTCTAAAATAAACGCTTGGATTATAGGTTCAGATGTTAGCAAAATTGTGTTCCAACTTCGCGGTGTTATATCGTGAGCAATACCTTGAACAAATAACTCACGGGTGACGGTTGAACCGCCGGGTACTGATTTAGTGATGTTGATTAGGTCAAAAATTTCAGAATTAAGAGCTGCGATGATTCGGGTTTCTGCCGCTTCATCGTAAAGGTTCAAAGTCATTGAATCAATGCGCAAAACTGCATCTTTGCGAGCCGCTAAGAGCATAACCGCCTGATTGTTTGCCTCTGTGTTGGTTTGAACTAGCAAACCATCTCTAACGCCTGAGTGCAAAAAGTAAGTATCAATTGAGGTTTGGTCAAAAACATTTTGAGCCGCAAGCCCCAAACCTTGAACCGTAACATCATTGACAATCAAGGTGTCATCGTAGGCGAAGTCAATGCCCTGATAAAAAATGCCTGTTCCATCATCGGCGTAAACAACAGGTGTTGAATCTGCCTTCTTGCTGACATCTGAACGGGAAAGGTAATTTACGGTTCCCAAAGAATCAAGATAGAAAGCGCCAAATTCTGATTTTTCAACTAATTGAATTGCCCCAAGCACATCGCGGTTGGCGGTGCCAGGGTCATTTTGAAGTTCTGAATCGCCTGTTGAAATCGCCCGTTGGGATTGAGGCCAATCAACTAAATCAAGAAAGTTGGTAATGCGTGAACCCGACAATTGCCCCGCCGATGCGCCTGCTAAGGTGGTAACGCTGACATTGTTGAAGAATCGGAATCCATCAACGCATTTGAGGGTTACGCTTGAGGTTTCACTCACGCCAACTTTGAAATTTGTGTCATAGCTTTGAATGTAGCCTGCAAAAAGTGGGTACTGAACGCCCTCATATTCGCCCCAAATGCGGATTTTACGCAATGGAACTAACTTGCCGTAATAAGGCGATGCCGGGTTGCTTGGGTTATACGCGCCCGTTGTATCTTCAAGAACAACTGTTGCTGAACCCGCTTCAAACTTGTCCAAGATACGGTTTCGACCACGCCGAATTCCAACGCGCAAAATGGTGCTTGAGATGTCGGCGCTGTCATCGGCATCAGCTAACTGACCCGTACCAAGTTTGCCTTTGATTGCATCACCTAAAGTGAAAGCGGTTGAAACAAATGCGGGGCCATTGGTGAAGTCAATGCTCGCCTTGAGCTGTGGTAAACCTGCCATTAGATTGAAATCGCAGACAGGTTGATTGACTTACCCGATTTTTGAAGTCCAAGAATTTGATCGCGAATTACTGCTACTAAATCGCCTTCGCTGATAACGCTGCCGCCAACATTGATGGTGATGTTTGAACCGCCACCCATTGAACCCATTTGTGAAAGCGGAATTACCGCCTCAGGGCCAGCCTCGCCAATTAGAGAAAGAGTTGGTGAAGTTACGATGCCACCTGCTGCTAATGCAAGAATTGAACCTCTTGGTGGCACATATCTAGGCTCATCATCATTGCCGCCTGTTGGTGGAATTACAGGCAACAATTCAGGTGGAATAACTGGCAATTGTGGAATTACAGGTGGTTTGATAACTATTGAATTGGCATTGGCTGCCGCTGCTGCATAAGCAGATAATGCCGCCGATGCTGAAATCCAACCGATTGAAGCGGCATCTGAACCATCTGTGATGCTTGGGTCATAAGTGAAGGTGCCTTCGGAAATTTCTTTGTAGGCATCAACGCTACCGTAAGCCAAAAGCCAAGCGCCTTCAGCTTCAACAGGTGCGGCAAGTAAACTTGGGTCATAACCAAATTCTTCAAGAATCTTGGCAATGTAGGCTTCAGTTTCCTTTTTAGTCAATCCCCATTGATCGCCAAGATTTATAACTTCACTTAAATCAATTTTGCCATCATCTGCTGCGGCAAAAACGGCAGCATATTGCAGAACTTGCTTTTCAGTTAAGCTCCACTTTTCCTGCAACTTGCCAATTTCAGCATCGGATAAAGTGCCATCATTTAGTGCGGCAAAGAAATCAAGGTACTTTGCAGCTTCTTGATAAGTGATGCCCCAAGTTTCAGCTAAGGCAGCAACTTCCGCTGCGCTGATTTCATTATCACGAACTGAAATAATTGTTTGAACATAAAGTTGCGCGGCGGTGGTAGTAATTCCCCACTTGGCGGCTAGTAATTCAAACTCAGCAGGCGTGATCTTGGTGTCAGCAAGTGCTGTAAGAATATCGTTATATCGCATTGCTGCTTCGGCGGCTGCGTTGTTCTGTTCAATTTCAAACTTGCGAGCATTAACAAAGGCAGCAAATCTTGCTTGTTCAGCAATTGCGCCTTGCTTGACTAGATTTAGGCGAGCCGCTTCAAGTTGGATTGGGTCGGTTTCACTTGTTGGGGCAGAGCCACTAAGTTTTGCAATTGCTAATTGTAAAAGAAGAAGTTTCTTTTGTTCCTTAGTTAAATTCTTGGTATCAACGCCAACTTTGTTCAAACCAACATCTAAACCTTTAAGTGATTTAGTGAAATCGGCAGTTGTGCCTTCCAAACCTTCAAATGAGAAATCTAAGCCTTTAGTTGTTTGTTCAGCTTTGCTCATCTGATCGTTGATTAACTTGAGCGCCACCATTGCGCCGCCAACAGTTAAAGCAAAAGCAGCAACACCTGCGGCAGCGGCGGCAACTGAAATTCCACCTGTTGCTGCGGCAGTAGCAGCGGCTGCGCCAAGGGCAGCAGCTCGCATTAACTGAAAAGTTTTTATGATTGTTTGAAGAACTTTAACAAAAGCCATTGCTTTAGCGGCTGCAAAAATGCCAGTAAGAAGCACTCCAAGAGCAACGAACACTCCGCGATTTTTGGCAACAAAATCAAAAACTTTGAAAACTACAAAACCAAAACCAATAACGGCTTTGATGGCAGTTTGGAAAGTAGCAACTAATTTGCCGCCATTTTCTTCCATCCATTTTTGAACCGCAGGAATAACTTTTTGGGTGAGTAACTGAAAGAACTTTTCAACGGTCGGAAGCAAGGCATTTCCAAGAGTTTCTTTTGCTTCATCAAAAGCAATGCCAACACGCTTCATTCGATATTCAAATGTTGCTGCGCGAACTTCGGCTGAACCCTTAAATTGCTTGGCCAAAATATCAAGAACTTTGCCAAAGTCTTTGCTTTTTAATGTTGCTTCATCAATTTTCACGCCCATATTTCTTAGGGCTTTGAAATTGCCTTGATACGCTTTTTGAATCGCTGAAACTGCGCTATCAAGTGAAACTGTTGCACCTGCTGAAAGGTCAAGGGCAACTGCAAGCAAACCTTGGGCTTGGGCTAAATCTCCAGTTATGCCAGCGAGCTTTGATAGCGCCGGGCGAAGTTCACTATCAGCAACACCAAGGGCGCGCTGTAACCTGTCAATGTAGGCTTCAACTGAGGCAATTGCCTCATCGGTAGCGCCAACGGTATTGCGCAAAGAGTTGGCAAGAAGCGCCTGTGATTTTTGATCTTCAATGGCAGCTTTAACTGAATCAACGCCAATTTTAACCGCAAATGCTGCTGAAGCGGCGGCTGCTAGACCAAAAGCCTTTGTTGCCTTCTTAGCAAAAGCATCAAACTTTTTGCCTAATCCTGCAATATCTCTTTGAGCTTCTTTAGAGCCTTTCGCGCTGTATTCGCTGACAATCCGTGCAACTATTGCTCCAATTGCCATTGACTAGCCCTTCTTCTTTGTATCTAAATGTCGCTGAAGTGTTTTTTCTGCATCTTCAAGTGCATCTGCAATTTTCTTTTCAATCTCGGCTTTGTTCTTATCAACAACCGACCAAATAAGGCGTGAGGCTTTACTAAACCAATTAAGATTTTGAATAAATTGCCCGCTGCCACCTAACCGCCCGCCAACTTCAAAAATAACACCTGCGGCTGATTTGTTGATCAAAGCACCTGCCGAAGTTGTGTAATCAGCTCGAACTTTACCTTTGGCGCGAGTTGAAACAATACCTGTTTTGATTGCGCCTGTATCCCAAGCAGGCCAACCTTTACCACCGCGAGAAGTTGCGCTTGGATTTGTTGGTTCAACTTTGCGCCATCCTCGCATTGGTGTATCTGTTTGCGAACTGCCAATTTTATCAACTTTGTTTCGGGCTTCATTTCTTGCCTGGCGAAGTTCAGCAGAAATCACTTTGTTAAAGCCCTTGACGGCATCTTCATCAAATTTCTTCAATGCCGTCAAGGTTTCTTTAACACCAATCAAGATAATTGCTTTTTCAGCCATTATTTACTCCGCGCTTTGTTGCGTTCTTTAATGTAGGCAACGATTGCTTCCAAGACACCATCAGGGGCATCAAGTAAAGCCGTTGGAGATAAGCCCGACTCCACCGAAATTGCTGCTATTGAATAAGTCAGGCTATCTCGGTGGATTCGGAATTTGGGTCTGTAACAATCTCAACTGAAACTAATTCATCAAGAAAACCGTTACCAAATGGCTTCACAACTTTACCGCTTGCGGCAAGAGCTGCGTGTCCAAGGTAATAGATGTGTTCTAGTTTTTGTTCCTCGCTGAGCAGCTTAGCAAATCCTTTGCCAAACTTTTGCTCAAACCCAACGATGATTCGGGGAGTCAGCGAAAAGACTCCCTCGAAACCATCGGTTGTTTTAACCTTTATTGATAATC